TGGAACTTCAGTTGCTTTAGTTGGTGTTGAAGGTACATTTAATACTACTAATAACTTAAGAAAAGAAGGAAACAATGGTGCAATCGCTACTTTAGCGGTCAATCCAAGTGCTGTTAATGTTAATTACACTAACAAACCATCTTGGACTTCCACTCTCGATGGAGGTACATTCTAAATGCAGCAAAATAGTGAAGTTGACGTAAATGTTCTTGTGAAAATATATCATCAAAAACTTGCAAACGCATTAAACCAAAACGTTCTTCTAGAAGCAAAACTTGAAACTTTAAAACAAGATTATGAGGAAAAAATAAATAACCTTCTACAAGAAACCGCCAACATCGAGGATAAAGAATAATGGCAGGACATGCTATAGCTAAAAGAGAAGATTTCAAGGATTACTGTCTTAGAAGATTAGGTGCTCCTGTTCTAGAGATCAATGTTTCTCATGAGCAGATAGAAGATCTAATTGATGATGGTATTCAATTGTACCAAGAACGCCATTTTGATGGTGTTGAAAGAATGTATCTTAAATATAAGATAACTCAAGAAGATATTGATAGAGGAACTGGAAAAAATACTGATGGAGTTGGTATAGTAACTACAACTGCTAATTCTGGTGTTGTAAGTGGTTTAGGTACTGTTACTTCTAATTGGTATGAAACATCTAATTTCTTAGAGATTCCAGAGTCTGTTCTTGGTGTAGAGAAAATATTTAAATTTGATACTAGTTCTATTTCTGGTGGAATGTTTAGTATTAAATATCAGTTGTTTATGAATGATATGTATTATTTTAACTCTGTTAATTTATTACAGTATGCAATGACAAAATCATATCTTGAGGATATTGATCATTTACTTACTACTGATAAACAAATAAGATTTAATAAAAGACAAGGAAGATTATATTTGGATATTGATTGGGGTGCTGAATCAGTTGATAACTGGTTAATTTTAGATTGTTACAGAGCATTAGATCCAGCAACATTTGGAAATATGTTTAATGATCTGTTCTTAAAACAATGGGTGACTGCATTGATTAAAAAGCAATGGGGAATAAATATGAGTAAATTTAAGGGAGTAAAACTTCCTGGTGGAATTGAAATGAATGGTAGTGAAATTTATAGTGAGGCTGTTAGTGAATTGGATAGTCTTAGAGGAAGGATGGCTTCTGAATGGGAATTACCACCATATGATTTCATAGGGTGATAAGATATGGCACTCAATCCGTTTTTTCTACAGGGATCATCTTCAGAACAACAACTAGTTCAAGACTTAATTAATGAACAGTTGAGAACTTTTGGTGTAGAAGTTACTTATATTCCAAGAAAATTTGTAAATGTAAAATCAATAATTCAAGAAGTTCAAGCATCAAAATTTGATGATAATTTTGCTATAGAAGCATATATTAATAACTATGATGGATATGGTGGTACAGGTGATGTATTAACTAAATTTGGAATGAGTTTAAGGGATGAAGTTACCCTTACAATCTCAAGAGAAAGGTTTGAGGATTTTATAGCACCATTTATGTCTGCTGATGATTATCTATTATCATCCAGACCAAGAGAAGGAGATCTAATATTTTTTCCATTAGGACAAAGATTATTTGAAGTTAAGTTTGTAGAGCATGAGAATCCTTTTTATCAATTAGGTAAGAATTATGTTTATGAACTCAAATGTGAACTATTTGAATATGAGGATGAGGTTATTGATACTTCTATTGAGGCAATTGATACTCAAGTAGAAGATGAAGGATATATTCAAGAACTTCAATTAGTTGGAGTTGGTAGAACCGCTACTGCGGTAGCATCTATTAATACTGGATATATTCGTGAGATATTCTTGAATAATGATGGATCTGGATTTACAGGTGTTCCTATTATTGGTTTTAGTTCCTCACCTAGTGGACAAGTAGGTGATAATGCTACTGCTGTTGCATTTACAACAGAAAGAGCAGGTGTTAGATCTATTGAGAAGATATTAATGACGAATGCTGGTGCTAACTATACATCAGCACCAATAATTACCTTATCAGGTGGTGGCGGTACTGGTGCTGCAGCAACT